TGAAAATTTTGCATACGATGATTATATATCATTGATTTCTCTAAGGACTCGTTATGATTTGAATGTAGCGTTTCATGAACTAGCGCATATAATATTAAATCACAAAGAAAATTCAATAGCCAATGAAATTGAGGCTGATCTATTGAGTGATCGTATTATTGATTTATTATTTGGGAATGGCAAATCTTATTTATTTGGAGGTAGAAAATATAACACTGATAAATACGTGGGGACTTATAGTATGAACAAACTGTTGAAGTTTGCAAATTATCATGGGATACCTATTGATGACGGAATCATCGAATATGCAAAGGTATTCGCGAAATTGGATTACTTTTCTTAAGCATGGAAATGGTGTCAAAAATGAAATTATGTTTACATGTCGGGATGCCTCTTTATACACTAAAGGGTGATAAATTGTGTACATTAACAATACATTTGATAAAAAAGATTGGTAAAACTGAATATGTAAAATGCGTAGAGGCAACAACTGGTAAAAGTTTTACAATTGTTAATGATGAGGCGGCAAGTGAGAAGTATTTTTACAATATTGCAGGTGCGACTGCTCTGTTGAAAACTTTTCACAAAAAATATTGAATAACAAAGCTAGATATTGCGTTTAATACTTTTCCAATATCTAGCTTTGTTTTAAATTTCAATTTCCGCCTCTATATAAGCGATTTCACGACCTATTGATAAACTATATACATTTTTTGGTAAAAATATATTATCATAAGGTATTTTTTTTGTGTATTTATTGGTAATTTCTAATTTAGAAACACTCAATTTATCTAATAATAAATTTAATGCGTATTCTGTAGATTGCATCTTAAATTTATTGTCTTTGATTTTTTTGAATGTAACCAAATCATATAAATTAACCCCTATCTTTAATTCAATGTCGAGTGGCGGTTTTATTGGGTGTGTATTATTATAAACAACTGAATTATATAAAACATCTACAAATTCACTAAAATAACGAGCATCAAATTCAATCTCGCCTGCGTCATGTGTAAATGAGATGGTTTTATGTGGGATATTGTGTGCATTTAACTCTATATCGCAATTGTATAGATTTAATGCGGCTAATTGCGATGCTGTATTTTGTATTCGAGAATTAACATATAATCTCTTTAATTTTTCAACATTTCCCTTTAAATAAATAACGTCACCAAATGCAGATGATATAGTTGCATTCGTAACTGCATTATTTTGCATTTCTAATATGTATTTATGGACATTCTTAAACGATGAATAAAAAGAATTAAATAGTGACTCTGCTTTTTCGATATCCCCCTGCAAAAAATCTCTTGCAAAGTTTTCTGTTTTTTTTCCATATAACAGCGAAAAAGATGCTATTTTAGCTAGACTTCTCTCTTCATTAGTAACATCATTTATATTTTTATTGAAAATATATGCAGCAATGAATTTATGGATATCCATGCCATTTTTAAATGCTGTCAACAAATCATCGTCTTTTGAAAGTGCTGCCAATACTCTGAGTTCAATTTGGCTGTAATCGAAATGACACACCAAAAAATCGTTTCTTGGGGTATATATCCTTCTAATTTCAGTATTTGAGGGGACTATATGAAAACCAGAATCCCAGCGTCTAGTTTCAGTAGAATTAGCTGTAAAACGTGTATTTAATAAATATGCGTTTTTTTCATTCCCATCATATTTTCCATATCGAATTTGAGGCGAATCATTTGTAGAATTTATTGTGCTATAAACATTATTTCTACCAAGATTTCCATTGATAAATGTTGTTATTACATGGTCTATTTTTTTATAAGCCTTTACATAAAACAACAATTTAAATCTATTATCCCATGTTTCTATCATGTCGATATTAAAATTATCTGCATATTTTTTATATGCCATGTAAAAGAAGTATAGATTATCTTGTGATATTGAATCATAAATCGACTGATATTTATTGATTGAAGCCAATACCTTTTTGGTTATATGCGTATTTTCTTCACCCAGAAAGGCGATAATATCTTGCAATGGCTTATTTAATATAAAGCAATATTTTGTATAAACACCTTCATAAATTAATTGCTTTTCAATCCAATAAATTTTGGCTATATTATCTATCTCATCACATCTAAAAACAGAATAAAATAATGTAGCACCATCTTTAGTGTTTAAATTCAATATCTTTTTTAATTGCAAATATTCATCGTAAATATCTGATTTATTTATTTCAATATTGATATTTAATAGATTTATTATATGTAGCAAATATTCATTTCTTTTTTTGCAATACACTCTTTCTATTTTGGATGCAACATTTTCATCCCATCCTATGCCGTTAGACTCTAAAACACATGATAAATATGATTGCTTAATAAAATATTTGTATGGTTCACTATGTTTTTCATATAACAGTTTTTTTAATTTCAAAATAGAATTGGGTGTTATTTGTTGACAATTGCTGATGCCTGAATAAAGCATTAACAATGTAGATATTTTTTCTTTTGCGTTTGATGGGTTATCTATAGATAATAATACTGAAACATCTTGTAGAGGCAATTGCTTTTTTATTAATCTCCAATAAATAGACATTTCTTTTTTTATGTCATGTATCCATACTTTACCTGTACTTAACAGGTTTTCAATTGCAGTAATTTCATTATCGTAAAAATCCCTATCAACCATTATTCTGAATTCTTGTTTATGGGTGGCAAACCACAAACATTCTATTTTGAATTTAGCATCCCACGAACAGAATCCATTAGTGATTGTCACCAATGCTACATCTGCCCCTACCATTAATTGTGAAATGGTATTTAATAAACCATCTAATTTTAGCTCAATACAACTATCTATTGAGATATTATCGCTATTGAGGACGGATATATCATCGCATAGAATGTATTTTTTATCATTTAGCAGTGTATTAAATACCGTCCCATCCAAAACAAAAACCTTCTTAAAAGGTTTTGTTTCACAAACATCATCTACAACAGCATAATTAACAATGTTTTTATTTGCTGCAATTCTAATGTCTTTAAATTCTGATGAAAACTGAAATTCTGAGACATCTTCACATAAAAAACATGTCTCAGAATTTACACCGTGTTGTATTAACACTAATTATCTTCCTTCAGTGCTTCTTGAATATATTTTGGCAAAAGATGCTTAATTTTATTAATATTGCCGTCAATAACGTGTGTTATTGCTGAGTCTTCTTTATGACGCACACTCCGACCACATGACTGCGAGAATGTTCTCGCAACTTGAATCAAATACCACACATAAGATAATTCCATTTTCTTTTTAATCCATTTATCACCAAGATTTGCAAATGGCATCTTAAATATTATTTGAAATCTCGATAGATCATCTGCTAGATCAACACCTTCCGTCATTGAAGGGGATAATAAAATTCCGTTTTTTGTTGACTTTAACTTGTTAATATTAAATAGTTCTCCTCTTTTTGGTAAGATAAAACGTTTAGCGTGCCGCGATTTTGATTCAATTAATTTTTGATTTGAATATGAAACAGTGTGGATAAGCCCACGATCCTCAATATGAAAATCAAGAATTTCATCCATTTTTTGTATGTATAAGTCAACTAATTGAGAGAAATTACCATTATTTAAACCTTCCAAATTATGTAACATAATGAGTCGATTTTCAACAGGAAATGGACTGCTCAAACAATCAAAACCAAAATTGGTAATCCCCAAGTTTGCTGCAAATTCTTCAACACCACAAATCGTTGCGCTCATTAACAATACATATTTGCTGCGATCAAACAATATTCTCGCAATGTGTCGAGGCTCTAATGGCTTCAATATCGCTTTTACAAGGTCTTCACTGCCATTATTTTCAATGCTATACATCTTAATATAAGATGATGGATTTGATCTAAAAATTTGCAACAAAACCTCTAATCTTTTCAGATATTCAATATACGATTTACACTTAGACAGATGGTCTTCTTTACCAGAAAAGATTAGCGTTGTTTTGCTACCACGTTTATGTTTTAAAATTTCAGATGTTAAACGCTTATACATTAATCCGATGTTATAAATAAAATCATCAAGAAAAAACAAATTCTCAGTCTGACCTGAAATATAACTTCTCATCTCTAAAAATCCCCTACGAATTTTAGATGCAGATTCATTGTCAACTTGAATTTTTTTCATGTATTTAAATAAACCATTGACTTGCTCTGACTCCAATTCAATTGAATAATGTGTGCAAATTAAACTCTCCATGTTATGAGCTTCATCAGCTATCAGTAAATTACTATTTATTTCTGCATTCATTAAATAGTAAGCATAATTAGTAATCCCTGTTGGTGCGTTAATAAATGCGTTAAAAGCATTAAAATAATCACAACGTCCTATTGAGGGACATGACCTTCCGCCACAATCAATATCGTTATAATGAGTAGATGCAGCACCCTTAAACAAGGATATTGCACAATCATAATGCTTTGAACTTTCGATATTTTTCATATCGTCGAAATCAGAAGAATATTGTCGTTGCAATAATCGGTTGCATGTAATAATTTTACTGTTTGGTACAGTGAAATAATTAATAACATTTGCAACAGTTTTAGCAATAACTGATTTTCCAATACCTGTTGGGGCTTCTAGTATATAGAATTTATTGCCGTCTATTAAGAAAGAAGATAGAATCTTCATAATAATTTGAAATTGACCATCATTAAATTTCTTGTGTGATGGAAATTTCAATTTCACCTGTTCTTCAATTTCTTCTAAAGTGATAGATTGGGCGAAGTCGCTCATTGATAATATGACCTTTTAAATTAAGTTGTGTTGTCGATAGAGTTGCATATTGAACTATATGGGCAGTACATACAACTCTCATTTGCTCTGCCGACAATTATATCAGAAGGTGAAGTTGAACGCAATATTTTCTCGCATTTATTTATCATAAACTTAACAAGCGTGGGTTCATATTCAACTGTTCTCACCTTAATATCAGATGTATTCTTATTGTAGGCTATAAGAAATGAAGGTTTGTAATTATTCTCATAATACATATACATATTAAGCTGACACCAATAAGAAAAAAACAATGATTTGATATTCCCATCGCAAAACATTTCAAACTTATTCTGATTCATCGTTTTTATATCGAATAAACGACATTCACCATTAATCTTAACCAAACCGTCACAATGCCCACGAAATCTATTTGCAAAATCAGTGTATGTATTTTGCTGACCTGATATTCTCAACCCGCCACTATCCATTAAATGAATAACTTCTTGCTCTAAGATATGCCCCATCCTAAAAATTCTATGCAATTTATCTGCCGTTTCTTTTTGAGTGATTTCAATTCCATTATATTCTTCTATTTTATTGAATTTAAACCACAATAATCTAGGACAATTGCTAATTTCAGACATTCCCAAATAATGCTCTCGCTCATAAGAGAGTATCTTTATTTCTACAGGCTTATTTAGCCTACTTCCTTTGTTTATAGCATTTTCAATAATTTGAGGATCGCGATTTATTACTAACATTTAGTAGCCATTTATGAGTGTTTTCTTTGTATTTGTCATACAAATCTTGATTTAATTTGCTTTTATATCTTAAAAACTCTTCTGGGTCTGGTTGAATATCGTCTATCTTTGGAAAAACGATACTGTTATGCTGAGAAACAAAAGGAAACAGATTTATAATGTTTTTTATATTTTCCTTATTCAAATATTCGTTATCAAAGGCACAATATATTTCCTCAAATTCAAAATTCCTTAATATATCCATTTGATAATCTGTGATTACCGAACCCAAAACAGCGAATGGATTTGGATAACCCATTATCCTTAATGCAATAGCATCAAACACGCCTTCGCACAATGTGATCGCATTTAATGATTGTACACTATTCACATCGAAAAGTAAATGATCGGGCGAATACGGTATTTTATCCCCAACGCTTGTATAATGCTTTGGTTTTAATAAATCCGTAAAACGCAATTGAAATTGAAACACCTCACCATTAAACAAAAAAGGAATAAAGATTGCATCTCGATAATACTTCGCACTCTTTAGCCCTAAAAAATCAGAAATTTCTAATATAAACGGATTTCTATTTTCCAAATAGATTTTGTGTCTATCAATTAATGGTGTAATAATTATCTCTTTGTTTGATAGCTCTGCTTTTGCGAATGATTGGTGTGTCTTTTTTTGTATTATTTTTGTTGTTATTGTTGTTGTTATTAATGTATTGTCTGCAATCTTGACAGATTGATTCCCTGACAAGTAATCACTTGCATCATCTAATTCTTCTAATACACTCTTTCCTTGTACAAAAAAGGCAGTATGACAACGATAACACCATCCCTTCTTCAAAGCGTGATTAAACGATAGAGTTCCCTCGTCATCCGATTTGTTTATTTTTATGATGCAATTAGGACAGTAATATCTGGTAACATTGCCACTTGATTTAGATATTTTTAGTGAATTTAAATCTATATGTTTTGCTGTCTTTTTAATCTCTTTCATAATTCAATCAGTATATCATATATGCAAATCAGAGTCAACCAACAAATCACTAAGGATACATAACGCAAACGCACCGCTATTGTAATTTAATATAAATAGCGGTGCGTTTGATGTTACAATGAATTTAATACGCGAATGAAGTTATTTAATTCTGAATACTCTGGTGCTTTTGCTTTAGCTTGAGATTCGTTTGTTTTCTTATTTTCACCCTCTATCACAACTCTCATTAATTTATAAAATATTTCTATCCAATATTGTTTTTTATCTATTAACCCTTGCAATATATCCATCGCAAACTCCCTGTATTTATCATCTTCATTTGGATATTTGTCAAGTAATTTTTGCATCAATAATGATTTATTATTTACATTGGTTTCTATAACTACAGGCAGAATCTTTAATAAGCTGCAAACACACGACACGGAGTCTTTTCTATTGAAAAAAGACGGATTCGCACTAACCCAATCGCTTTTTGTGTCGGCTCTACATCCACAACCACAACCTTCTTCCAATTTCTGTTGAGGTTTATTTCCAAATAAAACCCTTTTTATAAATCCAATTTCTTTTGGAAAATTAATATTCAAATTCATTATACCACAAACATGTTCTAAATCATATTGTTGATTTGTTTTTTTCGCATGATCATACACTGTTTTTATGAATTCCTTATTCTTCTTAAATTCTTTGATATTCGCAACATTATATTCCCATGCGTGCAATATGTATGATAATATTAATTGTAATGAAGGAAGTAGTTCAGATTGTTTTTCTGGATTAACCTCTCTTCTTATTTTTTCCATGTCTATTAAATTCAACTTTTTAAATAACGCATTAACCACAAACGCAAAATCATCATTCTTTATTTCCACGCCATTTGAGGGTTTGTGGGTTTTTATTTGAAAATATTTAGGGTACTCTTTAGTATCAATGCTACGAATTTGCTTGTCAATATCATTGAATAAATCCGAATATCGGTTATTTTGTTGTGGTTGTGGATTATCAACAAGATTATGTTGATTTCTTTGAGTTACCAAATCAATCAGTTTATCTGTATTTATTCTTACACCTAATTTATATTCCCATTCTAAAATTACATCGTATTTATTTTGAAATTTATAAACTTCAAATGTGGCATCAACTTCATTGGATAGTTTATCATAACCACCAAATAAAGGAATTTCTAAGCCTGTTGAATAATCAACATATACAACATAGTATTTAGTATCATCTATTGCTTTAATTGATTTTTTCAAAAGCAGATTTAATAATCTAGCATTGTTTTTTATTTTCATTTTTGTTTACCATTTTAGTAATTATTTTCTTTTTGTATTATCTCCTTGCTATATTTTGGAAACTAAGATTAGACAAATTCTTGAGATAATACATTATTTTATATGAATTTATTGTTTTTGTCAAATTTGTATAAAATTTTTCAGTATAATGTGATAAAAAAAACAGTTGACTCACTGTTATAATAATGTTATGATAACACATCATCAATTCGATTGACACGATCCCCGCGACACGTTACAATATTGCATGTGGCACGGTAAAAAACACCGTGCCAATGTTGCACACGCCACGATTGCATTGTGTCGATATTACATACAACATGAAAAACCACTCATGTTGCTATTGTCACCACATCAAAAAGGAAAAAAAATAATGAACAAAACCGATCATGTAAAAACTTGGATTTTTGGTGAAACAGGTACGGCTATTTTCCTACAAAATAATGTATATTCTAAGGTATCACGTCGCAAACACACACCTGAGATTTGTAGCGGAAGAGAAATAGATTTGCAATTAGATATATGTAGAGAACCCATTTGTTTAACATACATTCCGCCATTACCTGTATTATTAGAACAACTGCGTCAGTTATATGCAAAATATACCTCACTTGTGTTTTTTCTTAATGGTATGGATAAAACATTAGGTGAAAAATTACAACGTGAATGTATTGTTCATGTTGATAAATTATTTGCCAACGATGATGTATATCAATTCGTGTGTCATAGGGTATTATACCACAAAACGACAAAAGAAGCTGATTTAGAAAATGCAATTATATACTCTAATACCAGTAAAACTAGGGAATTGTATATGCGGATTATGAATAACACAGAAAGTAAAACTTTGTTATTTGGGGAAGTAGGTCAGGCGTTTTATTGCGATAATAACCAATGGTTTAAGATTTCAGTGAGGGATGAAACACCATTGCAATGCAACCCAAGAGATATGAATATATTGTATGATGTTTGTTATGATTCCCCAGTTATTTATGATCATTTAATACCACCAAAAAAATTATCAAAAATGCTATTTGATTTATATGAGAAACATACGGCATTAGAATTCTTTTTGGATGGGTTAAATACTGAGTATGACAATCAATTACGCATTAATTGCATTAGAAATGTTGAGGAAACATGCAGGGAGAATCCAGATGTTTATAGTTTTTTAGAATCGAGGGTTTTGAATAAACCGAAATTACCTGATTTTTGTGGTAAAGATTTTGCTATTGCATCATCGGTTTCTGCTGACATAAGAAAACTATACACACAAATTAACTAGAAAAAGGTCGCTATATCATGCCAATATAGCGACCTATTTTTTAAAGTAATATTTTCTTCATTAATTCATAGTTTTTCAGAAAACTTTCTATACTATCTATCTTAAACAGTATTCTCTCTGATAGGTTGATAATTCTATCAATATCAACCGCTTCTTGTTTTAGAAAGCTATATATTTTTGCTTTCAATTCATATATTTCATTAGTCACGGTATTCAATAAAATACCATTATGAAAATTCAATATATCTTCATTTTCTTTTGTAAAAATAACAAAATAATTTTCTAGTAAATCTATATCTGCAAACATAACCAATGGTTTGCCTTGATTATATTCATTTTTGTAATTAAAGAAATAGTTGTTTATTCTTCTCAGGATTTTTTTTAAATTTTCGTTGTCTTTCATGTCGTTTTATCTGTAGATTATTGATATATTTTCCGTTAAAGAAAACTTAGCGTTCTTGCTTGCTAGAAATAATTTCATTTTACCATACAAATCCTCCAAATCAGATATTAGAAATTCATAATTTGAGTCAATATAATCAATGTATTTAAAAATATATCCCGCTACCAATTCAACATTAATGATATTTGCATCAATAATTAAGTTCTCAAAATTATTAAAAAGAGATTCACTATATTCTCTCTTTAATTGTACGTTATACAATTCCAATAAATTGTGATTAACAATTTTGCATTTTTCCGTAAAATCTGCGTTGTGGATTTGCTGATTTTTTATGTATGATATAACTGAGCTAACAATATATAAAAAATCAGTGTATTCTATATTGCTTCTATAACACCTTAATTCCTCGTAACTTTTTCTATATAAATTCATACCGTTATTCGTCAATTATTTTCGATTGATTTAATCTTTCAATTGCCATATTAAACATTTTCATGTACAATTCGTAGGGTACTTCTTTGCTTATTTTATAATCATACACGCCCGTTATAGATGATAATACATTATCTTCCTCTTTAAAAAGCAAAAAAAAACCACCACTTGTAATTGGTATAAACATAATAAACCCTTTAAATAGTTTTAAGAATTACAATTATATTAAATCCGCTTGATATATACTTACTCACTAAGAGAACAATATCATCTTTGATTTTATCATTGAAAATTTCAACTATAATTTTAGTTTTTTCTTTTTTTAAGATTTTCACATTAAAACCTCGTTTAAAACAAGAACGCAATTCTTTAGTTATAACACCTTTTATTGTTTTCAAAGAAGTATTGCCACTATTTAATAGTGTATATATTAACTCTAAATACAAAAATGTGCTTCTTACACCTTCCTTGTAATTAAAGGAAAGAATCTTAACTGGTTTTTGCAAACAATTTGATAGTATTAATTCATACCATATTACTGAATATGGAGTGCAACCTGATTTTTCAGCATATTTTAAACTGTCATTGAAGTTGCATATAATACCGATATCGTCTGCTTCTATCTTGAGATATGGATTGCTTTCTTCTTGTTTTTCAATCTCGCTATCATCTCTGATTATTACTGATTTTAATGGTATATTTCTATTAATACTTTTTTGTAAATACATGTATGTTGCAACAATTGAATTATACAACTAATGTAGATAGATAATCTAAAGTGCTTCTTGCTATACTGCTTTGATTATCTGATGGTTTTTGATTTATATCTTCTTGTTTATATTTGAAATTTGCACCATATTCCATATCGTTACAATAGCCTAAAGAATGCAGTATCGGGATTTGATGTTCTAATCTGTCGCCAATATCAGTTCTATACATCAATGAGTTTGGAATTTCTATGGTTTTCACTAATTTATATGCTCTATCTTGGGATTCTTGAACAGAACCTCCTACTCCAACACAACACATAATAAAACCGCCTGTTGTTGCAAATTCATTTACTTGTTGTATTTTGCCGTCGATAATTTCAGGCACTTTAGTTTGCATAGCCAAAAACAATTTAATGAATTTTCTATTTTCTTTTGTTATTCCAAAAATTGGTATCCCAACCTGTTGTTCAACTGGTATTTTATCATAAGGATAATCTGGTTGCGATAAAACAACACATGTAGCTACACTTTCATCTACTCTCAGTGTATCTTTACCTTGAGTTAAATCCAATAAAAACTGAGCAGGATCGCCTTTGTGTAATGTGCTTTGTAATGCAAATGTTGGATATCCGAATCTAGTAGTAAATTCTAGTGGATATGCTATCCCCTCATTGCTTACAATGCAATTTACATCTATATATCCAATATATTTTATTTGCTTTAAATAGCTCTCTATTTTAAATAGAACGGATTGAGCTAGTTTTGATTTAGCACCTAAAACATATCTGCCCACTGTACCCTGCTCGTATGTAGCAACACCCAAATCATCATTCATGAGCTTTTTAAATTCAAAATTTTCAAACACATATCTTGAAAAACCTGATTTATAACTAAACCAACTACCAACAGCCATTTCCACTCCTTTAATAAATTTCTGCAAATAAAATTGCGATGGTAGTTTGCCTAGTTTTTCCCAATAACTCAACATAAACAACAAATCTTTATTATTTCTACTGACATACGTCATGGATTTATCAATAGTTTCGCCGGGCGGTTTAAAAACAAATCTTTGATCTGAATTATTGACAATATATTGTTCGCATTCATACTTAGTATTGAATTTTTTACATGGAATAGTATTGAAAATATTATATTGTTTAAGAATATCAATCCCAAATTCTCTATCGGACTCTAATTTACTACCCAAAGAACCCGCACCAACAACTGGATAATTGCCCGATATCAACTTATCTACAAGTTCATTTTTGTAATTATTTGTAGCAAATAAAATCAAATCCTTACCTTCTAACTTATCTTCCCATGAAGAAGATATTTCCAATAAACCGCTACCTGTTAAATTATTTCTATCTGTACTTTCGATATAATATGTTATGTCATGACCAATTGCCATGCAAGACAATGCAAAATCCAATAAATTGTAATTCTGGGGATCAACAATTAATATTTTCATTATAAGCTACTCCATTATTGGTTACGCAACATATAATGATTATATGTTTTTTCTAAGTTTTTAATCATATTGCAGTAATACCATTTATAATAAAATAACCATTGCAGCGAATCAAACCAATTACTAAACAGATCATCCATACCAGAAATTGCATGTGCATTAATTTCATTCAGATAAACTGATTCATGTTTACCACGCTCTGAAAGGATTTTATCAATCTTTTTAGTATTATACTTTCCAATTTCACTATTTACTTTATCTCTATATTCACTGTCATGATAATACATCGAGTGAGCAATTTCATGCGGTATAGCGTCTGATTTTTTTGTTACATAAGCTATGACATACTCAACACTATTCATAGACTTTAAAAGTCTAACCAACAATTTCTCATGTCTATTCAACACCTTGCATTTTTTAACAAAATCAAATACTATTGTTTTTGGTATATTAAAACCATCCCAATTATTCATATAATCTATATCATATTTGTTTTTATATGAATCTATAATTTCTTCTAAATTATCTACAATAACGTCCTTAAAATCTTTAGATTCATAATATTCTTGAATTCTCGCAAAAGCATGTATGATTTCGGCATTATCTCTACCGAAAATAACAAGGGTTTTGCCATTATGCAATGTGTGTCTTTGTAATCTATCGTCCATTAAAATCTCCCAAAAAATAATTATTGAAATTAGCAATGAATAACAATTCAACTATTATCTAGGGTTTAAAACACAACATTATATATGCTTTTTTTATCAAAGTCAACTTTGATTAAAGAATCCGAATAAGGAAAATTTTGAGCATGAGATATGATAAATACGTGATTAGCATCAA